AACGCGCGGACCCGCTAGTCAAATAGGTCTGCTCGCTGCTCGATCCCTCGGTGATGACGATTTTGGGATCGGCACGGGTGGGCGTGGTGATATCCGTCCACGTCCCATTGATCAGCAGTTCTTGACGAATCGGATTCAAGGGCATTGCTCACTCACTCCCCAGGAACCGCTGCACGTCTCCGCCCGTGCCGCTGCTGATCAGGTTGCGTAACGGATCCACGGTCGCGCGCGCGATGGTGTGGCCGTCCAGTTGGATGATGACGTAGGCCGGCACGCTCGGTCCGCCACCGCCCGGCGGCCCCCACTTCGCGCCACCCTCGGCAGCCTTGCGCTTGGAGTCGCCGGCGGAGTAGACCCGCGCCCCGGGCGGAAGGTCCACCAGCTCCGCGCCATGCTCACCCACCCACGTCAGGCCGGATGACGTAGCGCCATGCGCTGCCTGGCCGGAGATGCCGCCGTGCGCCATCTGGCCGGACTCGAACTTGGAGATCTTGACGCGCAGCGCGGCGACGTACTGGCCCTCGTAGGCGCGCGCCGCGTTCTTCGCGTCGTTGATCTGATCGATCGCGGACTGCACGTTGCCGGCCTTGATCTGCGCGACGTATCGCCCCTCGAAGTCCTGGCCGGCCTTGCGCGCCCCCCGGAAGGCTTTCGCCACGCCCGCGATCTGATCCTCTGTCAGACCAGCAGCGCGCAGGGTGTTGCGCAGCGCGGGTGACACCTGGCCGTCCAGCGCGCCCGCCGCGCCCTCCACCGCGCCTTCCATGTTGATTCCAGCCTTAGCCAATTCGGCCAGGGCGCTAGCGGCCTGCTCCGAATTCTTGCCATTCTTTTTGACCGCGCTGTTGTAATTCTCCTGCGCATCATGCAAGCGCTTATGCGCGTCGATCACGGCGAATACCGGATCGGTCTGCGCCTTCAGCATGTCGTTGAGACCCTGAAGCGCGGTCTTCTCCGCGTTGGTGGCGTCGGCGGCCAGCTGGGCGGCGGCAGCCTGGTCACCGGTCTTGGCCGCGAAGTCGCGCGATTCGTCGGTGGCCTGGCCGAGAGCTTCGGCCAGCTCGATCGGCACGGACGCGAACGGGCCGAGGATGGTTTTCAGGGACTCAACGCCACCGCCCATCGCGGCCAGCCCCTGAACGAACAGGTCCATGACTCTGATCGCGCCGGTCATGATGTCGAACAGGTGCTGAAGATCCTGAGCCGCCGCATCCTGCCCGGCCAGGGACTCCAGCAGGTGGCCAGCAGCGGTCGCGACGCTGACCAGGCCATCGCCCAGCACCTCCAGCGCCGGGCCGGAATCGCCGGCGATCCGGGCGATCGAGCCAGAGATCTCCGCGATCGCCTTGCCGACGTCGTTGGCCAGCGGGCGCAGGGAGGGGGCGAGATCCTCGAACGCGCCCTTCCACTGATCAGAAATCTGATCGATGTACTTCTCCATGTCGCTGAACACCAGCTTCAGCGGCTCAGCGAATGCGGTGTGTGCGGACTGGGTGAGTGATCCGAACAACCGCTTGCCCAGGTCCGCGCCGGCCTCGGTCAGCTCACTATCGCTCTTGATAGCCAGCGCCACCGCCCCGCCGATGCCCAGCGCGCCGGCCCCCGCCGACAGCGCGCCGCCCAGCGCGGACACCAGGAACGGCGCGGCCACCACGCCGGCCTGCGCGCCGAAGCTCTCGCCGAACTTCTCCCCGATCGGGCCGGCGATGGTGGACACGGCACCGGAGACCTTGGATCCGAAGCTACTGATCCAGCCCTCGCCGGCCTCAGCGGCGGATTCGACCAGCCCCTTCTCATCGCCCTTGAGATCGATCAGCTCATCAAGCTTGATTTTCTTGATCTTGCTGATGTGATCCAGTTCGTTCTGGATCTCCTTCATCTTGTCCGCGATCTTCAGCTTCGAAGCCGCATCCTCGGCCCGGGCGAATTCGCCGGCCAGGTCCCGCAGGGATGCCTTGTTCCTGCTGGCCGCCGTGTCTAGGCGCAGCATGTCCTGCTGCACCTGCTTGCTTGCCTCACCGAGACGCTTCAGCTCGCCCTTGATGTCGTCGGCGGACATCTTCAGGTCCGCGAACGCGGCCTTGCTGTCATTCTTCGCCTTGACATCGATTTTGATCTCACTCAATTACGTCACCTCCCCCCGCACAAGCTGCTCGATCTCCATCAGCCAGTGAACGCTGCGATCCTCGGCCAGCGCCTGCGAGGGCAGACACCCGAACCGATCACAGATATTCAAGATCTCCATGGCGCGCTGCGCCTCAGCGGGCAGCGCTACAACGTCTCCATGCTCATCGACGCCACCGGCGACGTGTCGCCACCGGAGGATCGCTGACCTAAAGGGGCGGCCACCGTGGTCATGGCCGCCCCCCACGCACGCAGCAGTCCGTACCACTGACCGTTGTCCAGCGCGGCCAGGCTGGCCGGCGTGAGCGGCAGATCCTCTCCGTCCACGCTCAGGTTCCACGACACGAGGTGCTCCGCGAACAGAGCGCGCTGATCGTCCACGGTCACCTCGCTGTCCCAGAGCCGCGCGAACGTCGCGCTGCTGCACGAACGCATGCTCACCTGCGCGCCGGCCAGCGGCGTCTCGTCCAGGTCAAGGCGCAGTTCGCGCCGGATCTCGAACCCCATCGACAGTGCTCCTAGCTCCAGGTCGGGACGGTGCCGTCGGCCAGCACCCCGGGGACGCTGAACGTGAACGAGCCGTCCTGCGCGCGGGAAATCTGGTAGTCGGTGTAAAGCACCTCGCACGTCAGGCTCTGGCCGGACAGCGCCATGACCGTGGTACGCGCCACCGACGTGGACGAGATCGTCTTGAACACGGCGTGCGACTGGTTGGTGGCGTCGTTGAGCGCCGGCGCACCGAGCGTGCACGAGAAATCGGCCAGCAACAGCAGGCGCTCGATGGCGGACTTGTCCAGGCCGGTCACGTCCTGCACCCCGCGCGGGGTGGCGAACTGCACGGTGGAGAAGTCGTTGGAGAGCACGCGCGGGGTGCCGCCCGCGTCATCCACGGTCAGTGCGAACCCTAGACCCGATTCCTTCGCCAATGTCCTATTCCTTCCTTATCCTCGCTGCGCCGCATCGGCGAGCGTCTGCTGGTGGTTGCTGAAGCTGTCCTGCCAGTCCGCCCCGTTCAGGCGCTGCGCCGGCGTTCCGCGCGGGTTGCCGCGCCGGTCTCCCTCGCGCAGGTAGAACACCGGGTCACGCTCCAGCGCCACCCGGTGCGTCTCGAAGCATTGCTGCCCGGGCGCAAACCGCAGGGTCACCATGTCGCCTTCCTGCGCCTCCACCGTGAAGTGCCGGCCGGAGTGGTACTTGATCCACTTCGCCGCATCGCGCTGCTCACGGTTGACGAGGTTCAGCACCATCCGCCAGCCCTTCAGCTCGCGCTCACACGAGATCTCGTGGCACGACGCGATGCGGGTGTGGGTGGCGTGCGGGCGCGAGACGACGTAGCTCTTGAGCTGCGCCGGCTCTAGCCTGTTCACGATCAGCCCGCTCACGACGCCGCCGCCTCGTTGCGCACGAAGTTGACCGTGTAGGTGGCGTTGGTGAACGTGCCGCTGGTGACCACCCGCACGTAGCGGCGCACGGTGGCGGTCGCGCTGGCCGACTGCACCCGCTGGGTGGCGGTGGCCGTGGTGCCGGATCCGGTGGCGGCCACGAACGTGGCACCGGTGATGTCCGCGAACGTCGCGTTGTCCGCGCTGTCCTGCACCTTGACGGTGATCGAGGTGCCGGTGAACGTGCCCATCACGTGCAGGTACATCGACCACCCGAACGAGTAGCTGATCGGCAGCGCGCCCAGATCCACGCCCGGGCCGTTGCCGGCCGTCGTCTCGGTGCGCTTGCCGGCGGTGAGGTTCACGCCCCACGCGAGTCCGTAGCCGTTGCCGGCCACCGACGTGGTGCCGGTCATGGAGCCGTCCTGGCCGCGCGACCAGTCGTAGTTGATCTGCTTACTGACGATCGATGCTGCCGGCGCGCCCAGAGTCTGCCCGGCCAGGTAGGTGACGATGCGATCGGTGGTGGGCAGGGTGCGCAGCACCTCGTGCAGCGACGTGCCCGCGCCGCCGCTGCTGGGGTTCCAGTAGGTGGCGAACTCCGCCGCGCCGTCGTGCAGCAGGCCGATGCGCGCCACGCCTAGCTGGTCGATGCCGTTGGTCTGCTGCGGGTTCAACGCGCTGCTGAACTGGTTGACGGTGGCGATGTCGCCGGACACGTCGAATCCATCGATCAGGAGCTTATGTCCCAATCCGGCTGATTTGGCCATGAGTCTCCTATCCGACCTGGAAGACGTCGTTCACGACGTAGGGGATGAAAATGTCCTGCACCCGGAACATGGTCGAGCCCAGCGTGATGTAACCGGGCACGGCGCGCAGTGAGTCACCATCGGAGCCGAGGATGTCGAGCATCCGCACCTGGCCGGCCAGCGTGGCATCGGTGGTGACCAGGGTCGAATCCCCGATCAGGGCGGCCAGAACGGCATGGGTGGCGTTGTACACCTCCATGTCGATGGCATCCTGCGGGTCGGTGAGCATGCCACGGTGGATCCGGAGCTGGATCTCCAGCCGCACGCTGATCACGCCCATGCCACTGGCCTGGATCGGCCGGACTTCGCTACCCCACAGCGCCAGGAACAGGCCGGCCGGATCGTCCGGGGCAGACTTCGGCTCGTGCCCGACGTCCGCGCTGAAGCACCCGGTGGCCAGGGCCAGCGAGTGCGCGGCCTGCGCGACGCGGGTGTAGACCGCAGGGACGAGAGGCTGTGTCACGACACGTCCTCGCCGGCGCGCCGGAGCGCGTCCTCGATCTCGATCTCCGCGATGTTGTCCATGTGCCGCTGGATCTCCGCCACGGACTTGCGATAGATCGCGTAGCCCTTGAACCGGGTGGTCCGGTTGCGGCTACCCACGCCCTCCAGCCACGGGCCGTAGATCACACCCTGGTCATGGATCTTCCAGCCGCTGGGGCCGCTCTGGGTGGCCACGTTCATCAGCCGGTAATACGGGGTCTGGACCTGGAACGTCCGGTCCATCTTCGCCCGGATGATCGCCGCGCCGAACGTCGCTGTCTTGCGCTCGATCTCCCGGCACGCGGCTTCGATCGCGGCGGCATCGCGGCCGTCGAACGCCGGTCCGCTCACCGTGGTGCTGATGCTCAGCGACAGTCCCATCGCTACACCGCCATCGATCGAATCCGGCCGTACATGGACAGCACGCGCGACTCCAGATCCCGGATCCCCCGGCCGGACGCCTGGCGCTCGCTCTCGCCCGAGCCGATCGTGCGCGCATACGCGGCGCTCTCCTGCTGGCGCTGATCCTGCGCGTACGCCACGGTCAGCGCTTCCACCGCGCGCGGCACACGGTAGAGCGACACGGCCACCGCGCTGTTGTGCGCGGCCGCTGTCGTGCCCAGCGCGGCGCGCTCCACCGTGGCGGTGCGCGAGTAGAAGATCGTCGCGCTCGTGTGCGCGGCCAGAACCGACCCGCCCACCGCCCGATTGATGATCAAGTTGTTGCCGGCGATCCCCACCACCCGCACGGTCTCCGCGTCGATCAGCAGCTCTTCGCCGGCCAGGAAGGCCGACCCGTTGGCCACGGTCAGCACCTGCGCGGCGGTATTGGCGGCGAGGCTCCCGGTCTGGCCGCTGGTCACCCACGCCCGGTCGGTAACCAGCATGCGCTCGCTGTCCACGCGGATGATCGAGCCGACGCCGAACAGCATGTTGAGCTGCACGCTCGTGCTACTGGCGGTCATGCTCCCGCCGGTCTGCCACGCGGCGCTGGTGTCTTCGAGGATGGGCGTGGCGCACCACGTCCCGGTCACCACCGCGCTGCGCTGGCCGGCAGCCTGGCCGGGATCCAGCACGCTGGCCATGGATCGGTTGATCTCCACGGCGGAGTACGGCGCGCCAAGGTCCGGCGGGGATCCGTAGCAGGCAGCGGAGATGTCCACGCCGGCGCTGGTGACGGTGATGGGTGCGGCGGCCAGAGCATGCGGGGCGAGCCACAACCGGTAGCTGGACTGCTGGCCGGTGGTCTCGCTCGGCCAGTCATAGGTGATGGCACCGGTCCACGGGGCGAAAGCGGGTCGGGTGTCGTCACCGCGCGCCACCAGCTTGTCCACGGCGGTGGATGCGCTCTCGATCGCCGCATCGACTTCCGCCGCAAGGTAGGCGCTGGTCTTCACGTCGCTCGCGCGCATGACGCGCTCGCGCGTGGCATACCACGCTCGCCCCATCGGTGCTCACCACGCTTTCAGGGTGCTCAGGGTCGATCATGATCGTACCTGGCAGAATCCGATGCGCCGTTACCTGTTGACATCTGGACGATGCATGAGGCAGACTGGAACACGAACGAGGGCTGATCGTCCTGAAGATCGCACGGTAGGGCGCGTATCGTTCCGCGTATCGACAAGGGAAAGGCTGAGTCGTGATTACGGATCACCCGTACCTGGACAACAATGGTCCGGGCTACAGGTATGGGATCTGCGACCACACGGCCTGTGGCTCAAAGGTTAGGCATGCTTGTCCGCGTCGTCGCTGCGGTGCGCCGTCCTCGTTGCACGTAATGATGATCAGCGGAACGAAATATCGCCCCAGGATCGAAAGAACCTAGTAGCCACGCTTCGGCTGGTAGCCGTCGTACGGGCAATACACGATGCCGTCCACGTTCGTACGGAACGGCTCACCGTCACGCGGGCACGCGGACTCGGGAAGGCGCGCCTGATCGCGTGCGTCCTGACGCGCGGTGTCGATCAAGCCGAGGAGTCCGTTCCATCCCTGCGTGGTCTGCGCCGGCGTCGGCGTGGGCGTTGGGTCCGGCGGGACGGGGGTGCTGGCAGGCGTGAAGTCAAGATCAACAAAGTACCCGTTCCCATTGAACGTCTGCGCCGGGAAGGATGTCGCGTCGGTGGCGAACGCCCCGTTGTCCAGGTTGCCGATCCCGGTGGGATTGGTCCCGGTCTGCGGGGCGGTGATGTTGCCGTTGGTGATGCCGGCGGCCAGGAACAACGCACCCGTGGCCGCATACCGCCCGTCGCTCGTGCGCACACCGTAGCGATAGGCGGTGTTGGCGGTGACGTTGATGATGCTGGACAGCGTTCCGGTGGAATTCCACACACCAGGCAGGACGGAGGGGAAGAGCTGCTGGCCGATGATCGTGCCGGTGGTGGGGCTGAGCATTCGCCACATGATCCACTCGTACGTGCCCACGCCCACCGTGGCCGGACCGTACAGCAGGCCGGCGGTGACCTGGCCGTCCAGCGCAAAGATCACCGTGTTGGCGAGCGTGCGGGGCGCACCCTCGCTGACATTCGGCAACCCTGGCGTCTCTGCGCTGAACAGCGTGGCCATTGGCTACTTCGCGTCCTTGTTGTCCGACTTGACGTCCGCCGCGCGCTTCGCGGCCTCGCGCTTGCCGGCGGCGGTCTGCGGGCCGGTCAGCGACTTCGGGTCCGCCGTGTCGTGCTCCTGAAGCTCGCGCCGCGCGGACGCCAGGCGCTCATCACGCTGCTCGTCCGACTCGTCACCGCGCCGGTCGGTGTCGTTGGCCTCGCGCTCCAGATCCTCGCGGGTCTTGAAGTCGCCGTCGTCCTCGATGGTCAGACCCTCGTTGTCCACGATCTTGTTCTCATCCTCGGACGGGTGCGCGGTCGGGTCCAGCAGCGACACTTCGCCGTGTGCGTTCTCGGCCGTCTCGTCCGTGCCGCGCGCGTCGTAGAACGTGGACTCGCCGGCCGCGTTGGTCTTAGGCATGATCAGATCCTCTCACGTGACAGTGGCGAGGGGCGAGAGCTGCGCTGCTCCCGCCCCTCCACTGACCTGTGTACCCCAGAACTAGGCGGCAGCCACGTACGCGCCCGGGTCCAGCGAGATGTAGTTGACGTACCACTTCACCGTGCCGGTATTGGTGGCGTCGGTGATGGCCCGGATCGAACCGGTGCCCACCGTGAATTCGTTGTTCTGCACCGCGAAGACACCAGCGCTGGCCGCTGTGCCGGCCGCGACGGTCGGGACACCGATCAGCGTGCCGACGGCCAGCGAGGCCACGGCCACGTTCGCGCAGATGTCGGCGTTGCCGGTGGTGGCGGTGCTCAACACGTTGAGCTTGAGGTTGGTGGCGGTCGCGCTCATTGCGGTGACCACCTGACCGACGATGTTCGTGATGATCACGTTGCCGCCGACGATGTTGAACAGCACGCCGGTGGCCGTGGCCGGGAGCACCGCCGCCGCACGGACCACGGTCGGACCGTAGTTGGCCAGTAGGAGCTGCTTACCCTGGATCTGGGAGGACATGGGTCAGCCCCCTTACGCCGTGTAGTTGCGCAGGTTGGTGACCTTACGCTGGCTATCGATGTCGCCCAGGATGTACTGGGTGACCTTGGCGGAGTGCGAGGCGGTCAGCCAGGCGAACCCGTCGGACAGC